GATGATACCCTAAGCAATCAAAAAATCCCTTCCACCTTTTTACGTTCGGCGGTTAATCAAAAAATTAACTATGCTTTTGGTAAGTCCTTTATTATGAATGTGGAGAATGTTAACTTACGCCGTCAGGAATGGGAAAAGCGTTTTGGTGCTGATGGAGAAATTAGCATTGAAACAGCTGAACAAGCTGAATTAGAAATACAGGAAATATTAAAAAATGACCCACAGGCTATGTTTTATTTAAGGCAATGGCAAGATTGGGTTGATGCTTATGTGCGTAAGACTATTAAGCGTACGGCTAAGTCCGCAGTAAATAATGGTATTGGATGGGTATATCCTTGGATTGATTCTGATGGCGTTTTAAGGGTGGTTGACGTTGATAGTATCACAGTATATCCTAAGTGGAAAGACAAAGCACACACTAACCTCGGGCTAATTGTAAGGGATTATAGCGTTATTGACTTTGAGGGTGGTTCAGCCACGGCACAAATCAAAGTTGAATATTGGGACAATGCTGTTGTAGAACGCTATATAGAGGAAGGTGACTTACGCCCCGACAGTGGGGGCAACGGTGAGTTACCAATATCAACCCACATGACCTTAGAAACAGAGGGCATAAGTTGGGGCAGAGTACCCTTTATAGCCTTTAAAAGCAACGATGATGAAATACCCTTACTCAATTTAGTTAAGGCTCAAATAGACGCCTATGACCTATTACAAAGTAAAGCCGTAGACAGCTTGGCTGATGATATTGATGCAGCCATTGTTATGAAGAATATAGCCCCCGAAGTTGAGGGGCTTATTGCCGCAAGGCACTTGTTAAAAACGTGCCGTATTATATCTGTGGATGATGACGGTGGGGCTGAATATTTACAGAACCGTGCGGATATTACCGCTTTACAACAAAAACTTGAACATTTACGCAAGGATATAAGAGAATTTAGCAGTACAGTAGATACTCAGGATATACGATTTGGAAGTAACCCTTCTGGGGTTGCTCTTAAATCAATGTATCAGGATTTAGATACCTATATAGACGGGCTGGAAGTTGAATTTGAGGTATTTATGGACAACCTCAAATACTTCTTCGATAAATGGCTTGAATTTACGGGTATTGGTACTTTTGAACAATGGCAAGGGTATAGGCTTATAGTAACACTTGATAGAGATATGCTTATAAACGAGAGTGCTTTAATAGACGATACTGTAAAATTACAAAATACGGGGGTGTCACAAGAAACTATTGATAACTATAACCCCGCCGTAGAAAGCCATGAGGTAGAAGAAGCAAGGCGTGAAGCTGAAAGGCAAGCAAATAACGCCCGTCAAGCTGAAGAAAGTGCCATGAATGAGTTTGCTAACGTATTAACCCCCGCTGAAGAGGGAACTGAAATTGAGGAGGAAGTAGAATGAAAAAGATTGATATTCTAACTGATAATGACTTTGAAACCTTTTTTGATAGGCAGGGCTTATTTACCCGTAATCAATTAGAAGAGCATTTAAAACTTTATAACGGCTATGTAGAACGCTCAAATGAGTATATGTATAGGTATAATTCCGCAAAAAGTGGGCTTGCCCTTATTGGGGTTAAAGAACGGTTTTATATTAAAAATAAAGAAACTTATGACCTTGATAGTTTAATATTGCACGATTTATTTATTGAGAATTTAGCCAACCCTAATCAACAAGAAAATTATATGCCCGAAAAATTGTGTGGTATTTTTGAAGAAAGTTTTGGTACGGTCAATAACTGGGGAATTGATTTTAAAGAAGCGGCTAAATTGTCAAAAGGTTGGGCTTTGTTTGTTTATGAACCGTTATCTGATACTTACAGGAATATAATTTTAGAGAGTCATAATGAAGGCATCATTATAGGGGCTAAAATATTACTTGTTTTTGATGCTTATGAACACGCTTATTTTATTGACTTTGGGGCAAATAAAAAAGAGTATATAGAAAAGTTTATGCAAAACATTAATTGGGAAGTTGTAGAAGGGCGGTTATAAATGAGTAATCCTATAATGGTTTTTGAAAATATTAATCAAGCAAAAGAGTGTTTAATCGAATGGCAAAAACGGCTATATCTTGATGATTGGCTTATTAAAATTGAATTTGGGGATTGTGATGAAGATGCTCTTGCCCATATTAATACTAACCATGATATGAAAACGGCAAAGATAACATTTTCTAAAAATGTGGAAAAATGGCAAAGGGAAGAAACCTTTTATAAATATTTTGCAGAAAAAATACTTGTACATGAACTACTTCATATAATATTTGATATGCCATATTTTAAAGAAACTGTTGAATGTTCAGATTTTAAGCTACAACAACACCAAAAAGTTGAATTTATGGCACGATCTTTAATAATGACAAAATATAACTTAAATAAGAGTTGGTTTTTATATGAGCCGTAAAAATTTACGCAATAATGAATATTGGAAAGTACGGGCGTTGAGGGTTAGTGATGCTGGGGAGAAATCTGCTTTTACTATGCTTAGAGATTTACGCCACACTTATCAAGACGCTGCCGCTCAAATTCGTAAGGAAATTGAAGCCTTTTATGGTAAGTATTCCCTTGAAACAGGTATTTCACTTACTGACATTAAAAAACGCCTTAACCCTGATGAATTTAAGTCTGCAATGGAGGAGATTAAGCGTTATAATAGGGAAGTTAGAGAATTGGGGGGCTTTTCCCCAGAATACCGTGAATATTTACGGGAATTATCTGCAAGGGCTACATTATCAAGGTTAGAGGAGCTCCAATTAAATATGGAGCGTATATCTGAAACATTATACCGTGACGTTGAGGGCAGATTTAAGCACGGCATGACTGATGTATATACTGAAAGTTTTTATAAGACTAACTTTGATATCCAACAAGGGTTAGGAATAGCAATGCCCTTTACTATGCCCAATACTCGTATAGTAAATCAAGCCGTGGGGCAAAAATGGTTGGGTGATAATTATAGTGGTAGGTTATGGAACCATAAAGACCAATTAATAAACTCTCTTAACACCACATTTTTAAGAGGCGTTGCGTTAGGGTGGAACCCCCGTAAAATGGGGCGTGCTATGGCTAACGACTTTATGACTAAGTATGATAAGTCTACCGTGGGCAATGCCGTAAGGTTAGCCCGTACAGAGTTTATCAATATAGCCAATCAAGCAACAATAGACGCATATAGGGAATATGGCATTGTTAAACAGTATCAATATCTTGCTACTTTGGATGAACGTACCTGCCCTATTTGTGGTCCGTTAGACGGTGAAGTATTTCCGGTTGATAAAGCCCTAACGGGAATTAATTACGCCCCTATGCACCCAAATTGTAGATGTACTTCCATAAGCTACTTCCCAGAGGAAGAAATTGATAAAACTTTGGAGAAGGCAGAACGTATAGCCCGTGACCCTGTAACAGGTAAAAGTTATTATGTGCCCGAGGATATGAATTATAAAGAATGGCGGGGTAGTTTAACAAATAATCAAGAACAGCATTTTATTGCTAATCAAAAAATGGCAGCTCAAACTGCTTCGGATAAAGAGCAATTTGCGGATTATAAAAAATATATATCAGAACAGAAGAAAGCCCACGGGGCTGATTTAGTAGGAGATTTATTTGATGGTTTTCCTACAAAGTTTGCAGATTTTCAAAATATGAAATATCTTGGTACTGAGAAATGGGAAACATTTAAAAATAATAGGCAAGAATTAGGTAGGGTTGAAAAATCGTCAGAACCTTTATATAATAATATAGGGGGTAATATTTTAAATAAATTTGAGGGAGATATAAAAGGCACTTCTCTTGAAAATTGGATTGATGCTGATGGTAAAATTAAAGCTGACCGCCTTGCCTTATATAATACTATTCAGGATGAAGTATTTAAAAATGCTGCACAAACTAACAATCCCGAATTTTATATGTTAGGAGGCGGTTCGGGGGCAGGTAAAGGTACGGTACAAAAAGGTGAAACTATATTACCTAAAAAGGCTGTTACCATTGATAGCGATGCAATAAAAACAAAATTACCTGAATATAGTGCTATGGTAAAAGCTGGTAATGCTTCAGCAGCCCGTTTTGTACACGAGGAAAGTTCCATGGTAGCAAAACAAATTATGGAAAACTCGATAATATCAGGGCGGTACAATACAATTCTTGATGGTACAGGAACTTCTCCAAAAGCTAAAATAGAACAGGCTTTAAAGTACGGACAAAAAACAAACGCAGTTTATGTTACTATTGATGTTAATGAAGCAATTAAACGTGCGGAAGAAAGAGCTATACGCACTGGTAGAAAAGTGCCTATTAACGATATATTAAATACTCATAAGGGGGCTACAAAAGCATTTGATTTTTATAAGGATAAATTTAACAATGTTCAATTATGGGATAATACATCAACTCCCAAATTAATAGGAGAAACCCGTAATGGTAAATTTACAATTATCAATCAAAAGCTATATAATAACTTTTTAGAAAGGGGTAAATAAGATGGACGTGTTTGAAAAGGAACTAAAAAGGGCAAAATATCTATATATCAAAAGTATAGATAAAACCCCCGCTGAACAAATTGTATTTGAAAATGAGAATGAAAAAACAGATTATATTAAAAAATTCAATGAAATGCGTGGTGCGGAAAAGAAAAACCCAAATTTAATTTGGGATATACCCTATGAATAAAATTATTTTAAATTTTTAATAAAAAATGCTTGACTTTTTGATAAATTTATAGTATGCTATAAATGGTAAATTGCAAAGTGGGGTATTTTATGGTTAAAGATGGTTGGTATTGTTGTATTTACTGCGGGCAAAAGCTATTCCCCGTAAATGAAAATACCAAAATAAATAATCTCGATTTTAAATGCAAGAAGTGCAAACAAGTGAATAACATAAATATATGAGCCAGTATTATTAAATCAGAGCCAGAGTAACTAAACAGTTATTTTGGCTCTTTTTTATATTTAATTAAATGTAAAAGGAGTCA